TACGAAACAGCGTTAGAAAAATATCTTGAAAAAATGCAAAGCTATAAAAAGAAAACAACTTTTCAACAGAAAAAAATAGATAGAGCAAACAAAGAACTTGAGGACTATCGAAATAAAGAAAAAGAAAGACAAAAAAAAGAAGCAGATGATAAAGCTAAACAAGCATCTGGTTTGACAGATAGACAAAATATAGAAGCAATTCAAAATTACACAGGAAGACAAATATCAGATTATAGAGCATCTAGACCTGCGTCTGAAAGAAATTTTACAGGTGGAGGACCCCAAGCTAATGATCCCATAGGTGGTTTTGAAAACAAAAGTGGAATGGGTAGAACAGGTTATAATGATGGTGGAGATGTAGAAGCACCTAATCCAAGAGTTTTAGAATTAATGTTAAATGAAAAAATGTCATATGAAGAAGCTTTAAAAGAATATGACAGACGTATGAAACAAAAACCTTATATAGATGAAAGGTATAACATGGGTCCCGGACCGATACTAGAAGCGGCAAATGGTGGTATTGCAGGTCTTAAAAATGGTGGTAGAATAAATTTTAGAGGTGGTGGCATGGATATGGGTAACACATCTAATCAAAAACAAAGTGCTGCCAGCACTGGAACATCTAGTAAATCTTCTACTAATCAAGGACCCGCAGGTGGACAATCTACAGGTGGTAATTATAATGGAGGAAGTAATAATCCAATAGTAAACAGAATTATAGCAAACAATAAACCAGACAAATCTCCTTTTGCAAAATTTGTAGATCATGACAATTTTACAGATCAATTAAAATTAACAACAGGAACACCAAATTATCATCAACTAGGTGGACTTGATTTTATGGCAAGATTTCCAGGTATAAATCCTAGTTTGGCAAAAGCTTTAGCAGGTGGTTATCAATATGTAACAGAAGGAGCTAGAGCTCTAACTAATCAAGATGTATCTTTTGCAGATGCAATGAATAAAGCAAAAGAAGAAACTAGACTAAATAATATTGGTATAGATGATTTCTCTAATCCAGAAAGTGCAACATATACACAATATCAAGATTTAGTTCCTGAAACAGGAAAAGTTCTTTTTGCCAACGGCGGAAGAATAGGATTTAAAAAGGGTGGACTTGCAACAATGTTTAAGTTAAAAGGATAAACATGGCAGAAATAGATGATGCTTTACCGAACCAATCGGTAGGCGATGAAGAATTTAAAGAATCGGAAATAACTGAAATCGAAACTCCAGAAGAAGATATTGTAGAATCTTCTGAAGACGTAGAAGTTATGATGGACGAAGACGGAGGAGCAGAAGTTTCTTTTGATCCAAACGCAGTAGATCCAAATCAACCTCAAGATCATTTTGCAAATTTAGCTGAATCATTAGACGACAGTATTTTGGATCCATTAGGAATTGAACTGTTTGATCAATACACAGAATACAAAGAATCTCGTGGAGATTGGGAACAGTCTTACAGAGAAGGTTTAAGTCTTTTAGGTTTTAAATATGAAAGACGAACAGAACCTTTTAGAGGATCAAGTGGGGTTAACCATCCAGTATTAGCAGAAGCTGTAACTCAATTTCAAGCACAAGCTTACAAAGAATTATTACCAGCTGATGGTCCTGTTAGAACACAAATTTTAGGAGCAATCACTCCAGAGAAACAAGATCAATCACATAGAGTTAAAGACTTTATGAATTATCAAATCATGGATCAGATGAAAGAATATGAACCAGAGTTTGACCAAATGCTTTTCTATTTACCCCTGTCTGGTTCTACCTTTAAGAAAGTTTATTACGACGATCTTTTAGGTAGAGCTGTTTCAAAATTTGTTCAAGCAGATGATTTAATTGTACCCTACTCTGCAAACTCTTTAGATGATGCAGAAGCTATTGTGCATGTAATTAGAATGTCTGAAAATGAAATTAGAAAACAACAAGTTGCTGGTTTTTATACGGACATAGAATTAGGACAACCTCCTGTAACTGAAAATCAATTAGAAGATAAAAAATTAGAACTAGAAGGAATTTCAAAAGACGGCAATCAAGATCAATTTACTATTTTCGAAATCCATACCAATTTAGATTTAGAAGGCTATGAAGATATGGGTCCCGATGGTGAGCCCACAGGAATTAAACTTCCTTACGTTATAACTATTTTAGAATCTAATAATAAGATTTTATCAATTAGAAGAAACTATGCCGAAGGTGACAAACTAATGAAAAAAATAAACTACTTCGTACAGTTTAAATTTTTACCAGGAACAGGATTCTATGGTTTTGGTTTAATACATATGATAGGTGGTTTAACTAGAACTGCAACTGCAGCTTTAAGACAATTATTAGATGCTGGAACTTTATCTAATTTACCTGCTGGATTTAAATCTCGTGGTATTAGAATTAGAGACGATGCACAACCCTTACAACCTGGTGAGTTTAGAGATGTCGACGCTCCAGGAGGCAATATCAAAGATCAATTTATGACACTACCTTTTAAAGGACCAGACCAAACGTTACTTCAATTAATGGGAGTAGTAGTTAGCGCCGGTCAACGATTCGCTAGTATTGCAGATGCACAAGTAGGCGATATGAACCAACAAGCAGCCGTGGGTACTACAGTTGCATTATTGGAGCGTGGATCGAGAGTAATGTCAGCGATACACAAAAGATTATACGTAGGTCTTAAACAAGAATTTAAATTATTAGCAAATGTATTTAAAACATACTTACCTCCAGTATATCCTTATGATGTACCAGGAGCGTCGAGAGAAATTAAAGTTCAAGATTTTGATGATAGAATAGATATTCTACCCGTTGCAGATCCAAATGTATTTTCTCAAACACAAAGAATTGGCATGGCACAAACTCAACTACAATTGGCACAATCGAATCCTCAAATTCATGATTTGTATCAAGCGTATAGAAGTATGTACCAAGCCATTGGGGTTAAAAATATTAATGCTATTTTACCAGCTCCAATTCAACCACAACCTATTGATCCAAGTATGGAAGAAATTGCAGCAATGTCTGCTAAACCATTCCAAGCTTTTCCAGGTCAAGATCACAAAGCTCATATTGATTCGCATTTAAATTTTATGAAATCTAACACAGTACAAAATAATCCAATGGTAATGGGGGCATTACAAAAAAACATTCTGGAGAGAATCTCATTGATGGCACAAGAGCAAATTCAAATAGAGTTCCAAGAAGAATTAATGCAAGCACAACAGATGCAAAAAATGTTACAACAACAACCTCAAAACCCACAACTAATTCAACAAGCACAACAATTGACTAATATGATGAATGGTAGAAAAGCAGTGTTGATTGCAGAGATGATGAAAGATTATATGGACGAAGAACAACAAATCTTAAGTGAATTTGGTGGAGATCCTTTGATTAAACTAAAACAAAGAGAACTAGATTTAAAGGCAAGACAAAATGAGGCAAAAAAAGCTTATGATGAAGGTAGAATTAGCTTAGATACTATGAAAGCTATGATGAACCAACAGAATACAGAAGAAAAACTAGAACAAAACGAAGATTTAGCAGAATTACGTGCAGAAACTTCGCTAACTAAAACAATGATGTCTAATGAAAACAGTATTAGACGACAAAACATGTCTGATCAAAGTAAAAGAAACGATTTTGGTAGAAACTTTAACAAAAATTAGATATAATTAAAAAATTAAGGAGAAAAACTATGAGCAAAGATTGGATGAGAGGTCAGACTTACACTAAGGCACCTAAAATTGAAAAAGAATTAGGAGTTGGTAAAGATGGCTATCAAACAGGCGGCATTACTATTGAAGCTACGAACCCTACAGAAACACAAACTGTTGATGTTAAAGGAACTAGAAGAATGAGAGCCGATAAAAAACCTGTTACAGCTAAATGGTACTAATCCATGTGGTTATCGGCAATTAAATTAGCCGTTTCTGCTGGTAGTAAAATTTACGCTAATAAACAGAGAACGAAAATGGCTATGTCGGATGCACAGCTTATGCATGCATCAAAAATGGCTCGTGGTGAAGAAGTTTACCAAGGAAAACTTTTAGAATCGAGAGATTCAGATTGGAAAGACGAGGCAGTTTTGCTAATTCTTTCTGCGCCAATAGCAATTTTGGCTTGGGCAGTTGTAAGTGACGATCCAGGAGCAATGGATAAGGTAAATATATTCTTTGAACACTTTGCGGCATTGCCGTCATGGTTTACAAATTTATGGATACTTGTAGTAGCGTCAATTTATGGTATAAAGGGTACACAAATATTTAGAAACAACGGAGCAAAAAAATGAGACAAAATGGACAAAGATCAAACGTAAGATTTCCAACTGGAACTTCAGGAATGAAAAAAGGTGGAAAAGTTAAAAAGCAAGGTGCTAATGATAGACTTGACGAATCTTTAGGATCAAGAAGAGGAAAAGAATCAACTAAGTCTCAATCTTTTAAAGATAGAAGAGACGAATCAAGAGGAGAATAATTATGGCTGACAAAAAATTTAGTAAAAAAACATTTGGGAAAACTTATTACCCAATTACTCA